TTCTCCAAGCGGCTCGATTTTCAGCCGCGACCGGGGGGAGTGAGCGAGACAGAACCGTCCGCATTGATTGCGTATCGCTTGCGTTCCTCGAAGTGTTCTTGATTGTGACACTTCAAACATAAATATTCCAGATTGTCGAATGACAATAAGACATTCGGATCCGTGATGTTGTTCATGTCAATGTACTCCTTGTGATGCACGATATATCCCGGAGTGATGAATCCTCTTGCAAGACATCTCTCGCAGAGTCCACCGACCGAAGCGATATAAGCTGACCGACATCTCTGCCATGCCTTTGACTTGTAGAACCGCTTCTGCTCTTCAGGAGCGTCAATTCTCATGCTCATAATTTGTCGCAGCAAAAAGGACCCGTCGTGTTGACGAGTCCTCTCTTCAGGAGTAATTTCACATGACCAAACTTTTCTCACATCTCTAGCGACTTTATCATAACACAAGATATAGTATGACATCAAGTGTTATTTTATTTTATTCTACAATATCCTTGCCGAATCGCTCAAGTGCATCTAGCTTCATCCTGTATGCCTGCCTTTCGGATCTGCCTATCATCTTCGCTGCGTTCTGCATGGTTCCGTTCTCCATGTAGTAGACAATCAAGATAAATCCCATGATCAATCCTTCCGTGTCTTCCCACGAATGAATGATTTTGCTTGCCTTGATCCGTCTCTCGGTGATCTCATACTTCTTCTGTCGGATCTTCCGCTCAAGGTCAACGGCTTCTGCCATAGAAGATGACAGTATGTCTTCCGGTGTTGTCTGAACATGATCCTTGTCATATCGTATCGCTCCGCCGCCTGCTGCTTTGTATTTCAGATAATCGAGCTTATTTATCATGTCGCGAATTGTCTTGTCTTCGTCCTTGATAACCTTTAAGAACTCATCTGCTATTCTCTGCCCCTCTGTCATTCTTCACTCTCCATTTTTTGTAAAGACACATCTATTTCTAACAGTTCCATTAACCACATCGGTATAATTAGTATTAACAAGATAAGCATTAAATCTCTTATTATTCGATTCATTTATTCCTTACCCTCACTTTTCTGTGGCTCAAAGTCTGCGCATCTGTCTGTTCTGTCCCCGTACCGGATATCAAAACAAGCTATGTTCTTCTTGCATTCCCGGCATTCCTTGCATTCGTCATCATGGATGCTCATATTATCCTATATCCCCTTCCGGTGCTTGCCCACATCTCCAAGACGCTTGAGTGATCGCTTATCAGATAGTCCGCTCTCCCGAGTGTTGCTTCGAGATTCTCGCTCTCGTCTATCTCCACCCCTAATCCTTCCGCGAATATCATCAGCTTTGTATATTCGGATTCGGTGTCCGGTCTCATGCTCTGGATCGTCTGCTTTAACAACGGATGCGGTCTGAATATCACCCTTCGGCCTTTTGCGGTTTCCTCGATCATGATCTTCTTGTATTTGTTTATCCTCTCGAATGGCTCATACAGGAACGGTGCGAGCGAATTGAGGATGACTGTCGCATTTCCTGACGATATCTTCTTGATCGCATCCATCTTCGGAGATCCGAGTCCGAATGCCCTGCCTTTGAAGTCAACTCCCATCTCGGCCCATTCGCTGATAAATGACTCCGCCTCTGCTTCGGATCCGAGGAAGGCATAATCGACATTCGCTGTTCCCGGCTGTACTCGGAGCATCCTCATATTCGTGCATGAGTACGGAATATATATGATTTGACCGTATTGCTTGAGTTCTGCCGTGTAATACTTCGGGATCATTCCCGTGACCTTGTTCTTGCCGTCATACGGATAATGGATGACGATGAAGTCCGTGTTCAGCTCCGGAAGGAGCCTGATGTCTGTCCCATATTCGAACTCGTCCTTGTCGATGATCTCCGCCCGCTGCTGCCCGAACTTTCTCAAGTACGGAAGCGGACACACATATGTCTTTATCCCTGACTTCACGCATTCCTCATAGACTGATTCCATACTGTCCCACATGGATCTCTTGTATGGCAGGAAGGCTATCGTGAAGTTATCGGATCTGTATATCTCAATGATCTTGTCTTTTATCCTGCGTCCAATCTCGTTCATAATATTCCCCATTGCTTCATTCCGCTTTTCATGAAACTGATTGCGTCTTCGATTGTGTCCATCGGTCCGGAGCTTCCGCCTGTCGGTCCGTTTACGCTTGTGCTGATAAATCTCTCATATGGCTCGAATGAATATCGGCTATAATGGAGCGAACATTTTATCTTCTTGACCTTGTAAACCCATCCCCGGAGGTCATCCTCTTTTTTGAACTCAACTCCGAGTGCGTTCCCGATCTGCCTGACCATGTCTTCTTCCGGGATCGTCTCAAGACAATCGAATAATGTTATCTGCTCCATGTTTACTCCTTCACCGTGAAGCCTTTGCCGTCCAGATACATGACTTCAACGTGTTCTTCCGTTGCTATCGTTATATTTTTAATCAGCTCCGCCATCGGACAGTTCCCGCATATATGAGATTCTGCGAGTTCGCATTCCATAGCGTCTTCATCCCATATCTCCGGATATTTGCAATAGTTTCGGCATATTCCTTCCGCCGCCTGCTGCAATTCGACTTTGTCAATCTGTCTCTGTACTATCATCCTGCGCCTCTTTCAATTCTTCGAGATATTCAATGAGCTTGTCTATTATCTTGTTTCTGTCAACGTTCTCGCACTCTTTTTTGATCTCGTCTGTTCCTTTTGCCCCGATTGCGTATCCAAGACCTAAAAATCCTGCCGCGCCTATAAATCCTGCCACTACACCTACTAATACCGATTCAAAAGCCATATTTTCACCCCCTTAACTTCAAGTTATGCTTTGCCATGAGCGCATGGATCCGAAGGATCTTCTCTTCCGGTGAGAATCGTTCAGGGACCGGGATCTTTCTCGTGTATATTGACAGCCTCTCCCTTTTTGCTCTGACCGAGTCTGTTGATCGTCCTAATCGCTGCGCCTGTTCCTTGACGCTCATCCTTCGATTCTGCTTGAGGAATGATATCTCTTCTTCCGTCCATCTGGTCATGTCTGTTACCTCACGATTCTATTGAGTCTTCTGTACTGTATTTCAGCGAGAGTTTTACACCTTCCTTTGACGGTTTCATCGTTCCGGTGTATTCTCCTCTGCTGATTGTGATCTTTGTGATCTGTCCTTCTGCGAGCGGCTTGACTGCACTCATAAGCATATCCTTCAAGATTTCAAGTCCCTTCTTGTGTTCAAAAAAGTTTCGGATCATGCCTTCCGTGTTTGCGATGTTCTCCTGTACTCTTGTATATCTTTCCGCCTCGGGGCATTTACACAGCTTTGTTGCTTCCTCGTTGATCTCTTCCTGCGTGAATGACTTCGGAACTTCAAGTGTGATGATCTGACCGCAAAATCTGCATTCCCCTGTTGTTGTCTTTAACTCAAACTCTTTCTCTTCCGCGTTTTTCATAACTCGTTCTCCTTTGCTCTGTTGTAGATGGTTGATATTGTCTTATATGAGCATCCCATCTCACGACCGATCTGTGAGAAGGACTTTCCGTCTTCGTCAACGGCTCTGACTATCTTTTCTGCGCTCTGCTGCCATGATGAACCCTTCGGTCTGCCTCTTTTCTTTTTGCCCGCTGCTTCCGTGAAAGCTTCTTCCGGATCCATGCGCTGTTGTGCCTCTTTGATCTGCTCTTTTATCTGCTCGTCCTTTTTCTTGGCCTTGTTGCCATAATATGCCGCTTTGATGTCAGCGATATCTTCTCTCTTCTTTGCTTCCTTTGTCACTTCCGGATAGAGAGGCTTGATGTCCGGTGCTTTGTATGGCTCTTTCTTGACAATCTCGACATCCTGCTTCTTGATATCCAGAACGTCCATGATCGCTTTGATCTGTTCCTGTGATGTCACCTCAAGGATGACTTTCATTCTCATTCCCATGTTTTCCCCCTTATCCGAGATCCAAGTTGTTGACAACGTCCTTTATCATTGCCCACCCGGAGTCCTTTGCGACATTGATCTGTCTTGCGTCATACGCGCATTCGAAGTCTGCGTGTACCGTCTCCGTTTCGGGATCATACCGGAGCGCGACAAGATCATCTCCGGCTGTTGTCATATGTATAGCCTCACAGAGCTTGTTAAGGATGATCTGTTTGCTTCCCTGCGGTCCTCTGAACTCGACTTTCTTTGTCTGTACTTTTATCATTTTTCCTTTTCTCCTTGATTTTCCGTAATATTGCGCCCGCTGCCTTGAGTGTCTTATGCGATTTCACCGCTTAAAAGCAGTCTGAATGTCTCTCTGCCTTTTGGAGTTATCAGCGTTTGAAGACCTGCGTGTTCCGAATATCGGCTGTTGAACTCCTTCAGCTCGAATAATCCTTTGTTCTTGTCCGAGTATGGCTTGAGCTTGTTCTTCTGGTCGCGGTAGATATATCTGTGATCCATGAGGAAGGTGATGAATGCTCTCTCACCGATCCCGAGTTCCTTTGCCGTGTCCCTGAAGCTTGTCAGAAGGTTTCTTTCCACAAGTGCGTCAAAGTAGTCTGCCTTCGGCTGCATAACCTCGATCTGCTTGTCTTTGTCCTTGATGATGTTCTGGGCAACGATCAGAGCGTTCGCGACTATCTGCTCCGGTGTCATGTTCTCCTGATTCGCTATATAGCCACCGTTCTTCCTCACGGAAGGGATGACTTCGGATGTTATCCACTTTTTGAACGTCTTCGCGCTTTCGAGCTTGCTTCCAAGGACTAGCGAATATAATCCTGACTCATTTATGTAAAGCGGATATTGTTTTCTGCCCATCATGTCTTTGATGTATGGAGTCGCGTTTTCCGACCCCATCTTCTTGTCTTCGATGTCCACATGAGTTCCAATCGCGTCACTCGTGTTCTGATATCCGAGAGCCTTTGCGATATCTTTGCCCACGAACCATATCTGACCGTTCATCTCGACTGTCCGGATCTGTCCGAACTCTCCGTTTGAGAAGATTTGAAGCTCGTTCATACTATCTTTCCCCCTTTTGTTAGATTCTGCTTGTGAAGATTGAGATATCCCCAATCGAAGTCTTTGACGTTGACCGCATTGTCATCGATGTAAAAATCTGCTGATATCTTTCTCGGATCCGAGCCGTATGCCTCGATCATCTCCGGAAGATTTTCGTTGATCGCATCGAACTCAAGTCCCCCTATGCGGCAGAACCTTATCGCTTCGTCTAGAAGCTCCCCTGTTCTGTTCGTGTTCAGAATGACTTTGTTGCCGTTCATCCTCTGCCTGATGAGATAATTCACAAGGTCAGCATTCGCGGGACCGCATTTGGGCCAATCCCCGAGCGATATCGTGCCGTCAAAGTCTACTGCGTAAATAAGCATTCCGTCTGGTGTCATGTTTTACCCCCTTTACCATGTTGTGGCTATGTCAATGGTTGTCGGCTCCGTCTTTGCGAAGTCCCCTGTATCGATAATGATTCCCGGTCCGAGTGATGTCTCGATGATCTCTCCATATCGTTTTGTGGCTCCGGCGCATATGATGAACTCTCCGAGCATCTTGCATCCGTTGTCCGCTTCCCAATATTCCCCCGGGATTCCTCTGTCCTGCGCCCGCTGCACTACTTTGTTCATGGACAGGTTATAATATGTCTCATAGTGTTGATCTGCTCCGAATCGGATCCGTCCGAGACGAGCTGACAAGACAATCGCGGTTAATGTGATGATCCCCCTATATACTCCCTTTCGCATTTTTCTCCTTTCTGCGGCCCTCATGGAGCCGCGTATCATGGCTTTTGGTTGTTGTGATACAATTCCAAGCTGCTTCTTTCGGCTTTCGCCCGGTGTTTCAACCGATGAGGTAGTTCTTTCCGAACACTTCCATCCACTTGTCATGACCGTATAAGAGCTCAAAGCGCCCTTGAGCGACTTGCATCAGGAAGATATCGTTCTCTTTGTTGTTGTGGACTGCTTCCGGTCCTACCGTGTGATGCCCGCTGCATAGATATCCCCAGAGTCCCCATTTCTCCGCGAGCTTTCTGTTCGCTGTACCATGCATGAAGTGATGTTTGTCGAGTCCTTTATGAGGTAAATCCGCATATGGTTTATTGAATCTACACAGGAAGCATTCGCGCCTTTCGGTGTCTGTATATGCCTGAATAATCGACTTTGCCATGTTCAGACCGCCTTCTTCATTACGTCTTTATGCTTTTTAAGGTCATTTTTCATCAGCTCCATGAACGAGTGATCTTCCTGCGTGATCGTGAACTCATGCTTCGAGATCAGACTGATGAAGATATCCCATAATTCAGCGTTCTTGTTCGGGAATCCCTTCGCGTTAATCCATCCGTTCAGCCTTGCCGTCTGGATCCGTCCGGTATCGAGTCCGCAGAAGACTCCGTTGCACTTTGTGAATATCTTGATGTTTGATTCCTTCGTGAATCTCCCCAGAGCCTCGATGATTGCTGTCAAGGTTGTCGCGTCTTCCGTTGTGTCCGGGAAGTCAACGAATCCCTTGACCACGTTGTCCGGAGCAGCAGGACACTCGATCAGATACATTCCTGTTCCATATCCTCTATGAGGAGCCTTGATTGTTGTTGCTATGTAGATGTTTACGTCCATGTCTTTTCCTCTGACAATCGCATGTGATGCTCTCAAGCGTGAACTGATGGCATATCGGGCATTCGCAGATTCGTATCGGTTGCGCCTGCTGCCCTGTGTCGAGCTTGATCTCCTGATAACTCAAGTATGAATATCCGGTGAACTCGTTGATTCCTCGTCTGATTGAGTCCTTGTCGATGTAAAATCCCCTTTCCGGGACGAGATCGCTATTGAAGATCTTCTGCATCGTGTGTCTCGTGTAGACCTTCCGTTCCGGGATAGGCCTTTCGAGGTTTCTGCTGCATGAGTACCGGATCAGCTTCTTCGTGTCTTCGTCAAACGTCTTCAGGAGCTTCTTTTGTTGATCTGTCGGCGGCTTGACTATGTACTCCGCGAGTCTGTCATAAGGTCCGTCATCCAGAAGCTCGTTGAAGGTCCTTCCGTGAATCCATGCCTGTTGTATCATTGAGTCGAGATCCGAGATCCTATTCAGGACTATGTGAACATGGATTCCGCCCTTGGATCCGATTTCTACTCGATAAATGTACTTGCAAGGGATTCCGAGCTTTTTATATCTTGCCCGGAGCTTGCGAAGGAATCTCTGAACATCTGCGGTGACTTCCTTGATTTGCCGACCTTCCTTGTCTCTGTATGTGAGAGTTGTCCAATAGTCCCCTTCTTTGAAGTTCGCTTTCAGCAGCCTTCGGACTGTCTTCGTTCTCTGATATTGATTTTGTTTTTCAATGGACTCCTGACTTCGATCGTGTTTCTTGAGCGATTGTTCTCCTGCGGTCCCATAGTGACCGAGGAACTTATACTCATATTCTGTCGATGTCCGGAATCGGTAAATGTCTCTGATATACATGTGTTGTCCTAACTTTATGTCCGTTATCGAGTCGTTAAGAGCGGCTTTGCGCCGTCTTTTGCTTTTGAGTTCTTGGAACCCTAGGATTTCACATTTATATAAGAAGTAATTGTTAAACTCAATCCGAGTATGAAGAGGATCATCCCGACCGATGTGCTTGACGTGATGCCCCCGACTGTCATGAGTGCTATACCGATTCCATATCGTTTGTTGAGTGTGAGGTCCGGTCCGTTGAGGTTGTCGAGATCATATCTCTGGGATGCCTTCCGCCAGATGGCGCAATGTCCCGAGCATATCTCGTTACAATGGCGGCAAAAATCTCTCTTCTCGTTCTCTGTGATGTACTCCGAAACTGATTTCATGCGTTTACTCTCCCCTGAATTGCATTGTCAATGATTGCTTCCGTCAGATAATAGGATCTCCGCTTCTCGGATCCTGACATGATCGCTCCGGGGATCTTCCCGGCCTTAATCATCATCCGAAGGCATTGTTCCGATATCTGCATGATGCTCGCTGCCTCTTTGATCGTGATCTTGCTCATGGTTAGTTCCTCGCAAGTGCGTCAAGCGTAATTCCGAAGAAGTCCGCGATCTTGATGAGCTTATCAACCTTCGGCTGACTCTTTCCGTTCTTCCAATCCGTGAATACGCTCTGCGGAAGTCCTGTCGCTTTTGCGACTGTTGCGTCATTGACTCCCTTGTTGTCTCTTAATTCCACATATTTAGCGTACATGACGTTCTCCTTTCTAGATGTAGTATTTGCACAGTTTAGGATTTTCTAATATTATTGTTTTGAGGTGTATTGTGATTTCCCAACTGTTTAAGCACATTATATTTGGGTTTTCACAATTTGTCAACACAAAGTTTTGTGTTTTCACAATTATTTTGAGAGGCCCAGAATATGTCGTATGAAAAGTATGTAGAATTGCGTAATATTATGAACTTGAAAGATTCCGAAGTTGCGAGACGCGCCGGATTACATCAGAGCGTTTTGACAGATTGGAAGAAGGGAAAGAGCAAACCCAAGATCGATAAACTACAAAAGATTGCTGATGCGATGAATGTTGATCTTTCTGTTTTGATTGGATCTTCTGATAATAATTCGAAGAGGTCCTTTACAAAGCAGGAATTATTTGATGCTGAACTGCTCCGTTTATACCATAATGCGACTCCCGATGCCCAGACGAGCGTTCTGACTTTATTGCGGAACTCTCAAAGGGAAAAAAAGTTTCGACTCATTAAAGGAGGCTTGATATGAGAAGAGCAAACGGATCCGGAACTATTGTCAAGCTGACCGGGAACAGGCGGAGACCTTATGCGTGCCGGAAGATCATCGGATGGAAGGAAGATGGGCGGCCTATAATCAAATACATATCGTATCACCGCACTAAAAGAGAAGCGGAGAAGGCCCTTGCAGCTTACAATGATGATCCGTACAGAATATGTGATTTTACCCTTCAGGACGTGTTTGATGAATGGTACAAGAGGCAAGACGAGCGTTCCGAGAACACCCGGCAAGGGTATCGATCTACATGGAGACGGCTTGAGCCGATCGCGAACGTCAAAATCCAAAATCTTGACCGCTTCGAGCTTCAAGGCTTCTTTGATAAGGCGGATTTTTCAAAAAGTACGTTAAAACAAGTCCGCCAGATGCTCAAAACACTCATAGAATACGCGGTCACGCGCGGGATCATGCCCATTGCCGCCCTGAATCTGTATAAGTCTATTGATTATCAGATAAGGAAGGAAACGCGGTTCAATCCCCGTTCTGTCATTAAAAAAGAGGAGATTGACTCGCTCTGGGCAAGGAAGGATGACGAGATCGCCCGGATTATGCTCGTTTATATTTATACGGGACTGCGTTTCAGCGAGCTCTGTGATCTGAATCCTGAAAATGCGCATGAAGATTATATCGAGATCGTAAAGGCGAAGACCGCGGCCGGAGTGAGGATCGTTCCGCTCTCGGATAAGGTCAAGAGCCTGCTGCCTATTACGGCGGTTCCGCCGCACTCAACCTACATCGAGCAGTTCAAGAAGCTCCTTCCTAATCATGTTCCGCATGACACAAGGCATACTTTCATATCCATGATGGTTGAAGCCAAGGTTGATGATCGTGTTATAAAGGCGATTGTCGGGCATAAGACGAAGGATATCACGGAGATATATACGCACATATCCCTTGATGTGATGCTCGAAGCTGTAAATCGGATCTGATTTTGCCGTGTGTACAGTGCGTGTACAGTATGTAGTACAGTGTGACGTGCAATAAAAAAATAACATAACGTTATTAAACGTAATAAAACATCGTAAAAATGCGGGGATAACGTGTTTAAAAGGCGGATTTTATATTCACAAGAAATAAACGGATGCTTTATTTTCGCGCTTTTCATGCCCTTTTGTGTATAGTAAGACGTGCAATAAAAAAGACCGCCCGAATAATCGGACGGTCAAGATAAGGGGGATTCCCCGGGGAAACTATTGCATCATGGGAAGGCTTGCCCATGTCTTTGTACCTATTATCCCGTCTGGGACAAGGTTATGATCCTTTTGCCATTTTTTGACTGCGTTCTCGGTCTTGGGACCGAAGATTCCGTCTGTGGCTCCGCAGGAGTACCCGTTCTGATTGAGGAACATTTGCCAGTGTCTGACATATTCACCGCGGGATCCGTTCTTTAACAAAGGGAATGTCTCCGGAACCGGTCCGGCAACTACGATCTGGCCCCTCGCGTATAAGTTCCATTCTTCAGGAGATATGTGCGTCTTGTCAAGATCAAGATTCTTTTCATATCCCGGAAGGCGGCCCGTTCCCGAATATTGATATATCGTGCAGTTATTCCAAGGTCCGAAGCCTTTGTTATCGGTCCATGGATTGTCCTGATATCCCGTGATCTCTTTGGATGCGTATTGAGCGCACCATAACGGATAGGAAGGATCCCAGACATTTCTATACTGTCTCGTGACTGACTTTGACATGTATATAAAAGGCTTGATTCCCGTCTTCTGTTCGACATACTTGAGCCATGAAAGAGCATATTGAGGATTTCCGAAGTTCGGATTGTCCTGTCCTTCCCAATCAAGACATAAAATCGCTTTTCCGATATAGTCCTTGACGGCTTTCAGGAACTTCTCCGCTTCGGGAATCGCTCCGCCTGTTGATGCGTAGTGATAAACCCCGACAAGTTTTCCGAGCTCCATCGCCCTTGTGATCTGTTCCTTAAATGTCGGATATGTGGATGTCCCTGCGCCCTGTGATGCCTTTACAATGACAAAATCACAAGGGACAGCTGCAAGGTCTATCCCTTTTTGATGTTGTGATATATCTATTCCGTTCATTTTATCCCTTTACTGCCTGAACTGCGCCTTCGATGATCGCATTGACCTCGCTCTCGCTGATTTTGAGTCCCATTGACTTAATCTTTTTATTGAGCAAATGTACGGCATAATCTTTCTTTATTTTCCATTCCTCGACCGTATATATCTTTTCTGCGGACCTGACAAGAGTCTCCGCATACTCAAGGATAGTTTTGTATTTATCCTCTCCGATCTTGTTCTTTAGCCAAGGGATGACATAAATTGATATGACGGCTATTATGACCGTCACAATGAGTTCTGTGATCTTTGTGATAAGTTCAGGATTCATAAGTTCTCCTCGCTTTCTTCGTATGGTTTCTCGCTTAATGGTTTATGGAGCTGTGTGATGTTATGCTCCGCAAAGTTTTCAATGGTCCTGTTGATCGTAAACGCGACAAAAGGATATATAATAGCCTTGCAGAGTGTTTTTGACAGCTCCTCAAGCACAATCTCCCTTCCGAGATATGCCAGATAGTAGGACATCGCCAGAAGGAACATCGCGTATGCCTCTATAACAAACAAAAGAGCCTTGAAAAATAAGGCCCTTGTCTTCTTCTTTCTTTTTTTTCGAGGTCTGGGATAGTGTCTCATTGTCCTAATTGCTCTACAACAAAGTTATTGATCTCTTTGTGAACATCGTTCAAGGTTGTGCTGCCTGTCTCTTTGATCCGATCTTCCAGAAGTGCATTCTCTGATTTTATAAGCAAAACATTCATCGCGTATAATTGCTGAATCTTTGAATCCATATCGTCCAAGCGATCATCATACTTTTTTTCAAGTTCTTCCCGGGTGTTATCTGTGGCATCAAATGCGCGATTCCATTTGTCTTTGTTTTGCTCGACAATTTGAGCCATCTCGTCCCACTTTGCCCTTCTCTGGACTTCCTCGTCATTTGTCTTTTTCATCTTCATAATAACCGTCCACAATCCCCAAAGTCCAAGAAGTGTGCATCCCGCAATATAGAAGGACTTGAATATTAAGATAAAATCAGGTGTTTCAGGCATGTTTTCCTCTTTCTAGAGGCGGAAGATTCCGCCCCTTATTTGTAGTTATACCCCATAAAGGGTATGCTTCCCATGTATATGGGCAAGTCTGTTCGGTTACGTTTCAGTTTGCGAAGGTGTGGATATGTCCATTTATGATTCGTGCCGTCATAAATGCTTTACTATCTGCCTTGGAATCCGACCTCATAGTGACATACCCACTATTACAAAATACCATGTTTCAGTTAGTGAAGGTGTTACTCATTATATAACATCAATGCGAATCCTAACTCACCGCCATCCTCGTTTTGGAATGAGGACATTGAGCCAAGTGTTACATTAGAAATGAGTGTTGGTGTTGTACTTAATGTTATATTTGTAGCACCACCATAAGCATTTGTGTACCATTTGCAAGAAGTCTTCGTTACGAATGTTGCCGCTTCTGCCGCTTCTGCCGTTCCACCTGCATATGTCGAATATTCCGCTGACGTCATAAGTTTTGCATACTTGTACTGTGAAACAACCGAATTCGGAAGAACGATGCTTGCCATTCCACTATTTATTTCTCTAGCAAACACGACTAATGGCTCTACAACCCCGCCCCCACCGCTACTACTACCTTGCATTTCCTGAAACATCTATACTTCCTCACTTTCTGCGTACTTCTCAACAACTTTCTCCATAGCCTTGAGTGCCTTAATCTGATTCTCCGCTTGTACGGGATGATTCTCTTTCTGATAACTCAAGTCATACATAAGCATATGAAGTACGTTTATCATGATTTCTTTTGTTATCGTCATACGCACCTCAACTTTTGCGCTTTCCGTTTAGTAACCGAAGGAGTGCCATACCAAAATGACACCCCTTCGGACTTGATTATTCACCTTCGTTCGGTTCGGGTTCGGGTGAAGGCTCTGCGTAGTAGTCAACCATAACCTTGTTGCCGTAACTATCAATCAGCATAACCATTGCTTCCGAGAATCCCGTGTTGCCAATAAGTCTTGCACATTCTGAATGATAGAATGCCTTTGCTGCGCCAAGATCATCTTTTGTTCCTGAAACTCTTGATGCCCACTCTCCGCTCTCTTTGTTCTTTGCCGTAAATACGATTGCATAAATCATAGTTTTTTCTCCTTTTCTAGTTTATTTTATCACTCTCAATTTGATCGTTGCGCCGTTGTCTGCGTCTGTTTCGTATATCAACGTAAGGTTATTTGTTCCGAATCCCGAAGCTGATGTGAGTTTTGCATATGGGGATAAATTGATCGAATTGCTGTCAATCCATACTTTAGGTTCATAACCTTGTGTCATATTCAGCGCGTTCGGTGTATCATCTATTCCCGTGAATGTTACCGATCCGCTTGATACCGTTGCTGTTGCTATGTATTCGTCAAGGTCTGATGTATCAGCTTTTCCGCTTAATCCCGAATATACACCGCCACTTGTTACGGGTTTTGCACTGCCCGATGTGGGTGATACGTCAGGAGTGACGTTCTGAAGCTTGATATTTCCACCGTCATTGACATATTGAATCATCTGTCCGGCTGCGGGTGTACCGCTTATTAGGACATCAGAAAGTCCTGCGAACGATGACGATCCGCCACCCTGCGGAGCATATACATCGTATTTTGTTCCATCAATAGTGATCTCCGCTATCTTTGTTGCTCCGGAAGATCCCTGTATCTGGTTCCAAGATACGGTCGAACCACCGCCGCCACCGGACATTGTAAAATCATATGACCATGTGGCTGTTGTAGCATCGCCCCCGGTAACGCAATGATAAACCGCCGCTTCCGATGTGTTCAGATAAAAATCATTCTCATTTGCATCTGTTATCCCGGATCCGGAATATACTGTTGGATTGACTGCTTTTCCGCTGATGCCTGTTCCTCTGAACCATCTGTTCCCGTCTGCGCCCGCTGCCCCCGTGTCACCTTTCAGGATTCCCTGACTTTCCCATGTGTCCGTCCCGATACATTTCCACAATTCGAATGTGTTTGTGTTCAGGTATAACGAGTTTTCATAGAATCCCGTACTTGACGATGAAGCGCTTGATACGGCTGTTCCGGTCGAGAATACCACTTCACCAACTTCATTGATGATCTCAATAGCATCGTGAATCGAACCTCTTACGTCTTCGCCGTAGACAGCGGTCATTATGGCCTGTAAATAACTCGATATATCAGCCATTTTTTATCTCCCTTCTTTTATTTTCTTGATCTCTTCCTTCAGAGCATCAATTTCCTTTTGCTGTTCGTTTACAACATTGACAAGATGAGGAATTATCTCTCTATATCCCAGAGATAAGTCTCCGCTTGCCTGCTGCATGACCATTCCGTCATTGATTCCTTCGATTTCCTGTACTTCCTGCGCTATGAATCCGATATGTTTTTTGTCGGAATCAAGACTGCTGCTCTTTTTGAAGCTAAAGGATCTCGGACGGAGCTGTCTGATAATCTTTAATGATTCAGATATTGGAACATCCTTGATGTTCTTTTTCTTGTTTCTGTCAGATAATCCGTTCCAATAGTTATATTCGGACTGTCCGAATTGAGCAACTAACGATTGTGCTGCATATATCTGTATAATGTTGAATCTGACTGACAGATTATTCGCCTGCGCTGTCCCTGCGTCTCCCGGAGCCGCGTTTGTTACTACTATCGCGTTCGAGAGATCGCCTGCTGCCCACAAGCACAATGTCGATGGATTATTATTCCATCCGGAAACGTTGTGAACGGTCCTCGTTCCATATGTCAATCCGCCGAATGTTGTCGGATTTGGATTGATCTCTCCATTTACATAGCAAGGAACCGGAACTTTACAAGAGAATCCACCTTTTTCAAGAAATATCTGCGCGAGTCCATCTTCAGATCCGATTCGTCCCTTCGGACTCAAATATATTCCTCGCTCATCGAGCTGTGTTATGAGATCGTTCGAGGAATTGAATATTTGCGCGATTCCGTTATCGTTGTTATATCCGCCGAGCTTTAGTGTTCCGCCGAGAATACGGTCAGCGAGCATCGTTCCTGTTGTTATGAAGTCGGCAACGATTTCACCGTCCATTGTTGCAGCCGTAACCACCGCCCACGGATCCGCCGCGGTATCTCTTGACATATATCCGAGACCGCCAAGATTCCACTTCCAACATTTTGTGGCCTGATTGATATCAAGGTTATTTGCTATTCGAAGCTCGGTTATCTGGTCATCTGCGTTTGTCTCAAAGGTGACATATCCGCCGTCCGTACCGTTCAATATTTCAAGAGCGTTCTTCTTTGCCGCTTCAAGGATCTCTGACTTTGAAGGGATCTTCTTTACGGCTTCCTGCGTTCCCTGCGTCTGACTTGTGAGCGTCCGCCCTGTCTGAACGTGTCCGGATAAGGTTATCTTGTTTTTGTCAATGTTCTGGATATCTCTTCGGATCTCGGTCAGATATAACCACTGATCGACCGCGAACGGCTGCGCGATGATCCTAACCGAATCTCCGATCGATATCGCATCGACATTCTCTATCCCGGCAAGGTCCACCGCTTCTACTTCCATTATGAGTTGTGGTTGTGCATATCTTGTCAGATAGCTTTGAGCAAGATTATTGAGGCTTGTGAGATTCGAGACGTTATCAAATACAACATCCTTTGCGTGTCTGCCGTAAATCCCGATTGACGTTGCGTCACTAATGGTTGTCCCCTGAAGCCTTGCATTATATTCATCATAGACCTGTGTGTCGAGTTCTGCGCCATACGGTGTCAGGACATTGACAAGGTTTCCGAAGTCCGTTTCTTTGACATAATCAAGCAGATTGTAGCCGTATTCTATCGGCTGTGTAGCCTGTATGCCATAATCAGCGAGCTTTACGATATCGATGTATCTCGTGACTGTTCCGCCGGAGGTTACCCTTCTGACTCTGATCTGTCCCTGCGGACTTGATGCGTCACATATACAGTTCCTTAACTGTTCAAGGATAGGCTGTTCATATTCTGTGGTCCAATTACAGAAGTCTGTATTGATAACATTTGTTATATATCCCGCTTCGAACTGTCTGTCAGCCGGACGATTTGCATTGTAGGCCGTTATCGCTGCAAGAAGTCTCTGTGAGTATGTCTCATTCGTTATGGATGCAGGAGCAAGATACTCCTCATTGAGCCATGTGAGATCCTCTACGCAATAAACCGTTGCAACCTTGGCAAAATCGACCGATATGTCCTTTATTTCGCCGCGCCAGAACTCTTTTTTGTCCCTGTAAATGGTTATGAGTGAGCCTTTGGACAGTTCCGAGTATAAAGGATTGCTCGAAGGGACCTTGAATGTAAACTCTCCCGCCTGTCCTACGTCTTCAATGTGTTCTGTGTCATATATGCAAGCATCCTCTGATGCCGGATAATATAATGTCTTTTCTCCAAGATTAACCTGATACATTAAAGCGAACCGCTCCTGTAAACTATCTGGACTTTTGCATTTCCCGTGAATGTGAGTTCCACGTTGTCATCACCGCCCACAAGGATCGCCGGGATCTTATTTGTTCCCGCTGTGAGGACATAGGATATTCCGTCAGCTTCGACTGTAAAGGTCGAGCTTGTCTTATCCGATACAACGAACTCCGGTGTTGTTGCCATGTGTCCGTGAGGGATCGTGACTGTCGCGGATCCGACAACCGTGATCGCTCCGATGTAGGTTATCATGTCCGTTTCAAAATTGAATGGATCCCAGAGCCACGGATCCGATGATGAAAGTTTTGAATATTTGTAAGGTTCCGCGCTCGGTACGGAAAGTTCAAGCTCTCCGAGATTCCTGAAGCGGTCAAAATCCTCAATATATACCCTTCCGCGCCAATAGTGCTTTGTGTCATTGTCAATCGTGAGTTGACAGATCCTTCCGTGTATATTGTTTCTGAATGAGGATATTATATTGTCCCATTCGAGACGTTCCCGGATGCCCCCGAGCTTGAACGCGAGCTGTCTTTTTGTGAACACTCTTCGTCCGCTTACCGCTTCCGATGCGTCTATAAGACCGCTCCGCCCGGGAATCTTGATATATGTGGTTTCCATTTGAGGATCACCGATATAGTTGTTATTTCCGATAACCAATCCCCAATCATTCAGAGTGTGGAAGGTTCTTCCCGTATCTTCAACGTATATCGAGATCCCGTATGCCAATTCATTCATCTTCTGCCGCCCCTTATGGCTATTGTTCCGAGTGCCGCATTCATATCCGGTGCGATTCCGCCTACAAGTGCGCCTGAATCAAGGACCATCTGGTGTCCTGCTGCCAGATATGGCAGATAAGTCTCAAGAAGTCCTGCAAGGTTATTGTCTCCCGAAAGAGGCTGAACCATTGCTTGTCCGTTTGAGACTTGAACGAGTTCCGGGCCTGCCTCACCGACTATGGCTGTTCCGCTTGTCAGGATTCCGCCTTCAGCTAATTGAGGAATCAAAGGGATGTTGATCTTGTGATCTCCCCATCCAATGTGATTGATTCCACCGATAACGGTATTGATTGCCCCGGTGATTCCATTGATCGCATTTTTGAGTATGCCAAGGATCGCGTCCCAGATTGCACCAAAAAATTCTTTTATTCCGGTCCAGACCTGTTTCCAATTTCCGGTGAAAAGTCCTGCGAAAATGTCAAAAATGCCCATCAGGGCATCAAGAACGGTCTTGAGGACCGATTCTACAATCTGGAATGCGCCTTCGAATACAGGGGCGAGGAAACTACAAAATCCGTCCCATATTGCTTTGACTACATCGCTGAATTTTTCAAAGTCAAAACCGATCGCGTTTAGTCTGTCAACGATTCCCTGACCGAATTGATCGAACATGTCCTTTATATTCTGCCATGTTCCGAGGATGTTCGTCTTGAACTCCTCGTTCGTGTCCCATAAATGTTTGAATGCAGCTATGAGAGTTCCAATCGCCGCAACTATTCCCACAATCGGAAGGGATATTGCGCCCAGAACTCCGGATAATCCGCCGACTGAACTTGATATTCCGGAGAATAGCGGAGCGAGCTTTGATCCGAGACTTAATATCGATCCGATACCACTCGTCACTTTTCCGAGCACAATGAGGAACGGGCCGAGTGCCGCTGTGATTGCCAGAACTTTCGTTATCATCTCTTTTTGCCCGTCACTCATGCCATTGAGTCTGTCTACGAACTCTTGAACATGAGTTATGAGTTCGCGGAGCATCGGCATGATTGTATCGCCGAGAGATATTGCGAGTTCCTGAAGCTGTGCCTTGAGTATTTCCATTTGTCCGGCTGCGTTATCCTGCATTGTTGCAGCCATTGCCGCCGCCGAACCTTCGTATGTATCAAGTATCTCCGCCCCTGATGCAAGTGCTTCATTGAGCGGAATAACACCGTCTTTTGTCTTTGCAAATGCCTGTGATGAATTGTCAATGGCTTCTGTGAGCTTGTTGTAGTCTTCTTCTGTAGCATTTGCGATTGCAAGAAGTCCGGACATTGCTCTTGTTCCGCCGAGCATTGCCGCCGCTCTTGCCTTTTCAGCGCCTTCTGCGCCGAATGCCTGTTTATTTAATTCTTCAATTTCGGCTTCATATTTTTTCTGTGTGATGTTTCCATCTTTCAGGGATTTATCTAATAAGTCTAACTGATTATTGTATTCTTCAAGGGGCATGTTGATCTCTTGCATACTTTTACGCAGTTGATTCATGATCTCACGGAAAGAATACATATGACCTTCATCATCAGCAAGAGTTATTCCGAGACGTTCCATAGCCATGTCGGATTCTTTTGTCGGCTTTGCCATTCTCTGAAACATATTGCGGAGCGATGTTCCTGCCATATCAGCCTTGATTCCGCTGTTTGCCATAAGTCCGAGCGCGATTGATACGTCTTCCGCGGTATATCCGAGAGATCCGGCAACCGGAGCAACATATTTGAACGATTCGCCCATCATAGCAACATTTGTGTTTGCGTTTGATGCCGCGCTTGCCAAGATATCGGCGAAATGACCTGATTCTTCGGCCTTCATTCCGAATGCTGTGAGAGCGTCCGTTACGATATCGGAAGTAGTTCCAAGCTCTTCACCGGATGCCGCCGCAAGGTTCATTACACCACTGATACCGTCAAGCATCTGCTCGGTCTTCCACCCGGCCATCGCCATATAATTCATGGCTTCTGCGGATTCTGATGCCGTGAACTTGGTTGTTTCACCCATTTCACGCGCTTTATTGCGGAGTTTGTCAAAATCTTCGCCTGCTGCACCCGATACGGCTGCAACCTTTGACATTGAAGCGTCAAAATCTGCCGTAGTCTTTATGATCCCTGCGCCGATTCCTGCCGCTGCCGCTGATAACGGCATGAGCTTCTGACCGACTCCGGCTATCTTATCGCCTGCTGCACTGATCTTATCCCCGGCTTCTCCAACCTTCATGAGCGCCTGATAACTGCTTGACGCTTCTCTCTCAAGGTTCTTCAGCTCGTTTTCACACGCAACGATCTCTCTCGTCAGGGCATCGTACTGCTCCTGTCCCTGTCCGGTCTTTGAGAGTTCTTCGGCGACCTGTTTCTGTGCTTCTTTTAAGGCATCAAGTTTTGTCTTTGTTTCCCCGATACGGTCCCCGAGAAGTCTTTGCTTTTGCTCAAGGAGTTCCGTGTTCTTGGGATCGAGCTTCAGGAGTCTTTCAACATCCTTTAACTCTTTTTGAGTTTTTCTTATCTCGGAATTGACACCTTTTAAAGCCTTACTTAATCCGGAAGTGTCCGCTCCGAGTTCGATTGTGATTCCTCTGACCTTGGTTGAAGCCATATTATTCACCTAAATCAAGTTTTCCTTGGAAGAATGCCTTCATGCTTCCTCTCGGAGCCTTGATATCGTATTTTTCGTGATCGTTTGCCTTTTCTGTCATCATGTCGAAGACCATTCCGACCGTCATATCGTCAAGGTCCTCTTTTGACAGATGCAGTTCTGCGCATCTCAACATAAAAATAGCGCCGTTGGGTTCTCTATCCCTTGGCGCTACTTTTTTTTTGCTTCTGATGTTGTTCTGGTGTTCATGTTCCACAGTTCGATGATCTGTGGAAGGACTACATACACCGAAAACATGTTGAATGTATCAAGCCAGTCATCCGGTGTTTTCTGTTCTATGTCAGGATTTGCATGTTTCGCCATGACGAACGCAACATCCTCAAATATCTGAAGATCGATAATATCAAGGTCATCATCGTTCTTCTGTTTGTTTTCGTAGTTTTTCTTAAGGCGGTTCATGTCCCTTATCATGTCGCGCCCTGTGATGACTCTGTAGAGTCTCGGTGTCCGGGCCGTTGCCCTGAACTTTACCTCTTTATTATCGATGTCTATGATCTTATCCATATTGTCCCCCTTAAATGTTCTTCTTGATGTTTCACACCAAGACTGCATCACACTTCTGTTCTACAGGTGCGATATGCGGAAATGCCCTTGTTCTTCCGCCGTTTACTTTTGCATGGCCTTTCTCCAGAAGGTGAGTAAGTTGATAATGCTTTTCATTCCAGACAACGGCCTGTATGCCTTTCATTTTGGTTTTCTGTCTTTCTGACCGCTTTTTCCATCCTTTGTTGTACTCGTTCCATGAACCGTACTTCTCGGATCCTGCGGGATGAGCCGAACGGAGCTCCTGAACGGCATCGTCTGCCGTCTCAAGAACTCCCTTCTTACATGCTTCTTCCGTGACACCTTCGAACTCTTTGAGATATTCAACTATCACATCAGTAAGCTGATCGACTTTGATCTTTTTGCTCATCTTATCCTCACGTTGTAGCGGTAACAGGAATATATGGAGCTGTATGCCATGCTGCAAGGACACCTGCGTCCGTTGATGCCGTTGACATAGCCATTACGCGGCCGCTTGCGAGCGGTGCGAATGAAACATCAAGCTCCTGTGTGGAAGGCTCTTTCGAGTCTGTTGTTGTTGACTTGTCGAGTGACGGTCTGGAAGCGGTTCCGTTGTAGAGAACGAACTTCGTGCCTGTCTGGTCTCCGTCTTCCTCAAATGTCATCGCAAAGTGCGTAGGCTCTGCGATATCCTCAACAAGGACATCATTGTTGTCCTTGAGATATTTCAGGATCTTCTCTCTGAACTCATCAGGGATAACAGCAACTGTAAGTGATCCTGAATAGCCGTTGTTTGCAACTGACGTGTAATACTTGATGTTGTCAGCGTAGAAGTCGTTCGTGTCACCCTGCTTATCGAGCGAGAGACTGACTGTTCCGGGAATGTTGATAACATTTCCATATGTGGGAACACCCTCTGTCTCACTGACGATGGGGAATACATGGACGTTCTTAATACCAAATTTAACCTTATCCATTTTCTTTTCTCCTTTTATGTTGTGGTCTGTGTGATTATCAATGAAACCGTGTAGGTTATCATGTAGCAATTTTCAGTGTCTATGTACTCTTCGTACTTGTCCCAGACAAGACCGAGTTCATTGAGTTTATCTTCAACCGCTCTCTCGCTTGCTTCGTCCTTCTTTGCTGTATACAGTTCAACATCCACTTCCTGAATGACCTGATAAACATAATCATCCGCTGCGAAGTTGGTTGTATTCGTGCATAAATAGCAAATGAAAGGAAGTTTCGGAGCTTTTCCGACCGGAAAGGCCCTGTATGCAACCTTTTTTGAGAATCCGGGAATAGTATTCAATTCCGCATTAAGTTCCTTAAGCGTCATCGTCCTCGTCTCCCTTCTTCTCGTTGACATACAATTCAATCCGTCCGTCTTCACGTCTGAATGTCCTATAGATCGAATAGGTCTTGTCCTTGTAAACAAGAAGCTCCTGTCCGGCATATTCGTTCATCCAGATAGTGATCTTCAGGTCCGGTTTGAAACCTTGGCGGCCCGCTTCATAGAACTCGCTCATTGATATGGATTCGATGCGTCCAAAGACTTCGGTCTCTGTTCTCGTCTCTTCCCAATCTCCGAGATCGTTCTGCTCATATTCGATTGAAACAAGCGCGATTTTCTCTGCAAGGTTCATGATGCCCACACCGTATAATTCGTTGACATGCCAAGTTGAGCCTTTTGCTCGTCATATGACTTTTTGAAAGCGGATGACCTGTCAAGGGATCCGTGCATCAGTTCAAACTGATATCCGCAATATGTTATGATCGCCCGGATTATGATCGCGTCTTCCGAATCGGTTGTGACCGTCAGACCTTCCACCCCGGCGATGCCGAGATCCTTTGTTGCAGCTTCGATCATTGTCGTAAGCTCTGAATCAAAGTCATCGCTCGTTATAAGCAATGCGAGTTTTACTCTTTCAAGCATGTTTTTTTACCTCTGTAAACCATTCCAGAACCGTTCCTGATAGTCCGGATAAATAACCATATGACCGACATGTCCGAGCTTTACTCTTGGATTTGCGTATATCTCATGTCCGAGATCCGTTGCACGTTTACAGAAGGCCAAGTCCTCGCCAAGCTCCCTTGTAGGGAAGAATGCTGTAGAATGATGACTCCATACATCCCGGATAACGTCCGTCTTCATCAGGACACATGCCATGCCGCATCCTGCGACTTTGAAAATGTCATGGGGATAGTCCCCGTGCCACCTGTCAATTCCCGGATATATCTCATTGAAGAGACAGGACGCGTAAGGCTCCCTTCTTCCGTGAGCTATTCCGGTGACGAACTCTTTTCCGGTGTCCTTCAGTTCATCATAAAGGTCATCTGAAAACACCATGTCAGAATCAAGCCATAATACTTCCGAATAGCCTTCGGATATGGCTTTTAAGGATAACTTATCCCTTCCGACATGAACCAATGTTCCACTCTGAAAAGCGATATTGTAGTCCGTTCCGTCCGCGTCAAGTCTTCGGATAAGTTTCGTCAGGCTTTCAACGAACTGAAAAGGCATCTGGTCATTTGTTGGAATGGCTATTAGTAGCTTCATTTCTTCTTTGTGACGGCTTTCTTAACCGCTTTTTTACTGTCCCCACCTTCTCGGGAATCTCCACTTCGGATATCTTTTCTTCAGGTGTTTCTATCTCGGACTTAACCGCAGTAGCCTTGACAGCTTCGGCAATCACTGCGCCGTCCGTTGTGAGAAGGAAATGGCTCTCTTCCGGGGAAACATCAACGGTCTCCCCGGCTTTGTGCCATATTCTAGCGTCTTTTAAGAGTGTTACTCTCATGCGCTCTTCTTCACGTTGCAGAACATCTTGCACGCTGTCAGTGCATGTGCTGCGTACTGTCTTCCGACAATCTTCACAAGGTCAGATTCTGCTTCTGACAGATCATCGTACTTGATAGCGATTCCGTCACCTTCAGGATAGTTCACCTGTGCGCCGCGAAGATCACCAACGATGGCATAAACGTCACCCGTTGATGCTGCGCTGTATGCAGGAAGTGCGGATGTGAACAGAACATCGAGTCCGTTGAAAGGATCGAATGAGAAGTTGCCGCCCGCCTGTGCACCGATGAAGTCAGCGTATGTGAGCTTATTCATGATGATTACAGGATTCTGTGCTTCATCAGAAAGCTGTGCGAATGCCTTTGCAACCGTTGTGAGTGCCGGATTCTGTGAGATAGCCGGAACATTTACAGCGCTTGAAGATGCCGATGTTGATGCGGTTGTGATATCACCGATAACAAGAGCGGTCAGCTTCTTAACGATCTGATATGTGAGCTCGTCATAGATATAACGAACAAGTGTCTCGCCGCCCATTGCGATGGCTTCATCAGATACGCGGATCCATTTCTTAATGGTTGCAGGAACCATCGTAACGATTCCGAGCGTAAGGCTCTCTTCTGTGGGTGCTGCTGCTCCTTCTGTGTGAACATATGCGCCGTCAGCGGAAAGCTCAAAGGGAACCTTAAGATTGCCCCTGATGTTGGTCTTTCTTACTCTTGAAAGGATGTCGCTGTTCTCCCATGCGGTCCTTATGATCTCGTCTACGATCGAAGGAACGGGAACGGAACCTGAAACATTCTCGGTCAGAAGGCTTCTCACTTCCGAATCGTTCTCTGATACAAGATAACGTGCGTAAGCATCAACATACTCTTTCGATGCCCTGATCTCTTCGTTTGTCTTCATTTCTCTTTTCTCCTCTTCAACTTTCTCCACAACAACAGGAGCCTTCGTTTCAGCTACTGTCTTACGGATCTCTACTTTCTTTGCTTCTTCTTTTGCTCTGGATTCAAGCTCTTCCTTTATGGAACGAACTTCGGCTTCAAGTGCGTCCAGATCCGCACCGTCATTGTTGAGCTCGTCAACTATGGCATTCTTGCGCTCTTCAAGCTGCTCAACCGCCATCTCTTTTAAGTTCATAGTTAAACCTCCGATAATATTCTGATTTTCTGTTTCTTTCGCTCAATCGCTCTTGCTTCGGCTTTTACATTCTCCAATGATGACTTTGCATTATCCAATGCGCTGTCAAGGCCGCGTGCGCTGATTGATGTAGCTTCATATGCCGGGAATGTTACCGCTGACACTTCCAGAACGCGGGATATCTTTGTTATTGTCCGCTTTGGATGGTCAGATTCGATATCATCCCATTTATCCCCATCAACCGAAAACATGAAGGACATTCCGTCCAGATCGCCCCTGTCAACGGCCGAATAAAGGCTTTTTGCTTCGGCATTGTTTTCCGTGTCAAGGTCAACGCGGATCTCCATGCCTTTCTCGTCAACGCTCATCTGCATTGTCGAGTTTTCGTTGTTGTTCCGGCTTCTTGCAAGCGGGATCATGTCGGTGTTGTGATTGACAAGGAATCTGACATCTTTCAGATCCGCGTCATCAAGCGCACCTCTCTCAATGATCTCGTCATACCATCCGAGATCCGTCTTCTCATCGTAGACAATCGGTCTTCCCACAAGCATATTTCCGTGCTTTTCGTCCTGATCTGCCCGGATGTCGAATCTAAACGTCCTGATTTCCGTCTTCGTCTTGTCCATTGATTTTCTCCTCATTGATCTTGTCTTCCGCGTTCCAATACTCACCGCGGATGATTCTTGCGTCCCCGCCGTCAACAGGCGGAAGATTCCATATCTCTCTCACGTCATTGATTGACATGATTCCTCTATCCAACAACTGACTTGATACATTCAGCTTGTCGGCATTTGACATATATTGCAGCCGATTCGCGGTCAACATGACGGAATTGCCCTGTGACTGTTCCCGGAACGTGAATAACATCTTTGTCATCACCTCGGAGAACTGAACCGCAAACGGCTCAATAGCTCCTTCGTAGAATGCGGACCATGCGTCACCGTATGCCTCGTTCTGAAGGATTTTCTCGTTTACCATGAAATATTGATATACGTTCTTTTCAATCAGCTTCATCTCGTCAGCCTGTACCGTGTACGGATTCGACTTGACCTGATTGATGTTTGAATATGTATTCGGGAATAACAGAAGGCCGCCGCCTTGTGCGTCCTTGCTGAAGTTTTCCTTGGAGAACCTTTTTCTCTCACTCGCGAGATCCTCTGCCTTTGAGAAGTTATTCACTTGTGCATAGAATCTGTATGTTGCAGATGACTTGACGGCTTCCTGTATGCCCTGATTCTGCATATGGATGAGGTCCATTGTCGGATAAAGAGCATGATTGTTCTCTCCCATCAGGTCATTCTTGTATTGAAACTTCGTCAGGATTCCGCAATATTCAAGTTCAATCGCGGCTTTTTCTCCCCATCTGAACTCGTAACGAAGATATGGAGTGTCTCCGTACTGCACAACTTCGCAATTTGCCGGAAGCGGACAGAATATTCCGCTGATCTCTCCGAATCTGCCATATATCGGGATTATGAAGGCTGTATTGTGTACGTCCAGAACTGTTGACAGCCTATAAAGGAACTGACTCCACGTCTGAAGCTCGTTCGGACCTTTTTTGAGCTTGTTCTGCAGCATAGGACGAGCCGCGCCCTGACTCTCGAACTTTAATTTCGAGATATGGACCGCTCTCGCGTTAATTGCGGAACGAATAAGCTCCGATTCATAGATTCCGCCGTTCCATGTTGTAAACTTCGGCTCATAGCCGTTGAGCATCGTGAACTTGCCCTTGAATTGTCCCTGTGGCTTCGGTCTGTTTTTCAGAAATAAATCAAATAATCCCATTGTTAATCCCTATTTGCGAGTCTGTCTCCAATCTCATTGAACCACTTCTGCCGGACGCAAAAGGCATCAGCAAGAGCCGCGCATCCGTCAATATGGTCCTTCGGTGATAACTTTATCAATCGACCTCTTCCGCGTTCCGCGTTCATCTTGATCGCAGAATTGAGAAGATGGATCTTCAAAAGGTCATTGTCCCCCATATGAACGATTCCATCCTTGAAAAGGCCTTCCATCTCCTGAAGGACTCCCCACAAGTTATCCCCCTGATAGACATCATCTGTCTGGAATCCGTATGTTTTGAGGTCCTGCACTAAATATTGCGCCGAATAGCGGTCATACCCTACTTTCAGCGGCAGAATCTCATATTTTTCGATCATATCCACGAGCCATTGATAACAATCGTGATAATCCACGAAGTTGTCTCCGGAAGGCTCCAACAATCCCCGCTTGATGTAGAGATTGTAAGGGACACCGTCCTTTGCAATGGCATCGTCAATCTTCTCCGCAGGAAGCCAGAACTTCGCGAAGATATATAATTGACCGTCTCGCTCAATGATGATCGTTGCGGCAGTCAAGTCCGTTGTCTGGGACAGATCGACTCCTGCGACACAATAACTTGACCGGAAGTCCTCAAGCTCCAAGTGATCCCCGAAGCATTTTCCGATTGTCTTCGTGTCAAGCCATGCCTGTGAGCTGTTTTGCTTTAAATTGCAATATTTACAAAGGAACTCGGCCTTTTTCGAGAGCGAGTCCCTTGCAACATTGATTTCATCAAGAATGAACTGAATCGTGACTGACTCACCGAGTCCGGGAATCGATTTCCGGAGTTCGTTGATGTCATCCCACTTGTCTATGTCATCAATCGTGTAAAATAAAGGAAGAAGACGCTTGTCAGCACCCTCTCCCTTCAAAAAACGTGTTCCACGCTTGAATAATTCGTCATATATTCCGTCATTGACATATCCGCCGCTCGATATTGCGAGCGTTATCGGCTCCGAACGTGCGCCTGTTCCGGATGTCATAACTTCCCATTGCTTCAGACCACGCTCCGCAGGCCATGAAGACATTTCATCAGCGACCGTCAGCATCGGGGAATATCCGTCTGCCTTCTTCTCGTTGAATGCGATCTTTTTGATCGTTGTGTTTGTTGAATCGATAATATAATCGTTCTTGCGCTTGCGTGTCCGCTTTGCAAGGTCCGGATTCTTGTCTTTTGTGAACTCGAAGGCAGAATATACGAGATCCGCCTGATCCAACTTCGGAGCGACACAATATATCTCGGATCCGAACTCTCCGTCCACATATGCAACGTATGCCATAATCGCGGCTGCCAGTAATGTTTTGCCGCATTTACGTCCTACAAATAGCGCAACTTCGCGGAATTGTCTCTTTCCGTTCTTGTCTACTATACCGAATAAACAGGAAATGAATGCTTTTTCCCAGAGAGACAACTTGAACGGCTTCGGAGCTAGTTTCCCCTTGTTATGTCGGCAGAACGTCTCGATGAACTTGATCGCCCTGTTTGCCTTCTGCTGACTAAAGATGTATGTCTTATCTTCAATCCCGGCTATTATAATCTCGTAAAATAGAGACACCCATTGTCCGACACATTCAGAACCGTCCTTGATCTTCTGGTAATATGCGAAGATATAATTCTTTTTATCCATTGTCCTTTAAGAACTCGGACAGGGCATCCACCGCATCAGGCTCGTTCGAGAGTGTCTTAATTATGTTAATCAATGTTGACACCGTTCCGTTCGCCGCTGTTGCGGTCTTGTTATATTCCGTTATCGCAGGATTCGTCACAAGATTCTGACGGCCTTTGACGTATTCCTTGGATATGACCATCCCATGTTCAGCAATGGCCTTTTCAAGGTCCATCAGGATCTTCATTTGCACCTGATATCTCTTGAACGTAGTGACGAAGAAGAAGTTCGAATTGACTCCGCGCTCTTCCGCCTGCTTTAGTATTTCATCCGCCTGCTGCTGAAGCGTGAGCTTCTGCTTCTCCGGCTCTTTTTTTCTTGTTCTCGGTCTTCCTGCCATAGGTCACTCTCCATTACGGTTTCTCGACTTTTATCGGCTGATTGCTGTATAAATATTCCGTTCGCTTCTGTCCGTTTGTTGTGGCTCCAATCAAGGACATGACTTCCTTGATCTTGACCTTATGGAAGCTCTCATCGGATATCTCGTAGCTTGAGAAGAATATCTGATATGGCTGTTCCTTCGCCCACTTGTAGAACGCAAGGGAGTCAAAGTCCACACCATAATCATTACACTTGTTATTTTTTAACACTTCATACGGCACATCGCAATATACAACATCGCCTTCCTGATATACATATTGCTGATAATCGATGTTGCTGACCTCTAGCCGTTGCAGAGCCTCTAGCCGTTGCAGAGCCTCTAGCCGTTGCAGAGCCTCTAATTGCGTAAGTGCCTGTAAATGCTCAATCGACTGAAGCCGATTGAGACTCACGCTCTGATTCTCTTTAAGAGCTTTTACAAAATGCACGTATGAGAGCCTTCTGTCATTCAGCGTCTCATCCATCAGAGCGTGACATGCTGTGCATTTTATATCTTCGATTTCACGGCTCCACAAATATTCTTGACCGTTGTTTCCGAAGCTCCAAATGTATTTAACGTATGGATCCGAGTCTTTCAGATCCGCGAAGTCATCTCTGGTGATAACTCTCCGTTCATCGTGATATTTTCCGTTTATAGCATCGATAAAGAGAGTCGTTATCATCTCGTTCAGATCGTTATACAGGAAGCGTTCCCATTTCCCGGAGAGCATAGCGCAATGTGTGATTGCTCCACCCCCCCCGAATAGATCCACGAGCCTGCTGCCTTCTGGAAGAATCGAGATGATTATATCTGCGATTCGGGACTTGTTGCCTTGATAAGGGACTCCATAATGTTTTTCGAGCTTTTCAATATCCTCGAACTCGTCTTCGGGATCTTCATCGGGGAATGATGTCTCAACTTCTTCCGGAAGCTCGAATCCTGTCAGCTCAATGTCAAAGTCCATATCCCGGAGAGATTCAAGCTCAATGTTCACGAGATCCATATCCCATTCAGCCAATTCCCCGAGTCGATTGTCTGCCAGAATATACGCTTTGCGCTGCGCTTCCGTCAGACCTTCGATGTATACGCAAGGGACGCGCTCAAGGTCGAGCTTTTTTGCCGCCATGACGCGCCCATGTCCCGCAATTATGTTTTTGTCCTTGTCAATCAGCACCGGATTCAAGAATCCGAACTCTCGAATGCTCGATGCGATCTTTGTGACCTGATCTTCGCTGTGAATCTTGGCATTATTCGCATACGGTATCAGATCCGTCAGGGTAACTTCCTGCACTTCGGCAATTTTTCCCATAACTTGTCCTTTTTCGGTCTATCTCGTCCAAAATCACGCGCGCTCGCGCGAGAGGAAGAGCTATG